TTATCAGCACCAATCATGCGTTGGGCGTTTACATAACTCTTTGCCAATGCTCCGGGGTCAGTGAACGTGCGCAAGCTTGGCTCATTGCGCAAGTCTTCTGGTAAACTTTCCAAAAAGCTAACTGGTGCCTCTGCAACAGCCTCTTGAGATCCACTATCTTGGATTGCCTCTTCGCTCATACTTTATCCTTCTCTTCGGACAACATTCTGACGATCAGCAGCACAGCCGCGCGTTGTCCTTCATTAAATGCAGTTTCATAAGGATCGCCAGAAAACGTGGTTGCCTCAAACCCAAATCGGGTCTTGAGATCACTCAATACTTGCGCACCGTCATCTGTATTGAACGTGCGCCGATAGGCTAGTTTTAAATCTTCAACCTTCTTCATTCTTGAGCAGCCTTAATCAGCGGGGCAATCTTGCCGCCTGCTTCAGCCGCCATCATCTCTTGCTGCATCTGCTGCTGCATCGCTGCCTGCTCGGCCTGCTGACGGCGCACCTCTTCTACCTCTGCCGTGCCGCGTATCACACGCGCTGGCAGGCCAGCAGTCTCAACCAAATACTGCACCATCGCATCGCCATCCAAATAATCCGTCACAGGCGCAACTTGGCTAACTTGCAACAAGATTTCAAATCCGCGCAGCATCGCCTGCAAGTCTGTAAGCTTCTGAGCCTTGGCAAGAGGTGAAACATACTCTATGTCGATGTCCTGACCTTGAAGCTCCTCGGGCGGTGCTGGGAGAAGGCCCGCCCGAAGGAGCAATGCAAAGGAGCGAGAAATAAGCGGTTGGAGCAGTTCTGCTTGAAGGCGACCAAGGACAGGCCCAAGCAGCCGCATTTTCTCTTCGTTCCTCTGCAATACTTCTGTCGCAGTCATGTTAGACCCTTGGCCCAACAGCAACTGGTCAACATAAAACGCCTGCCGAATAGCATTGCGGCGTTGCTCTTCCATATTCAAGCCCAAAGGATTGTTTGCGCCGATGTTCAACGGCTCCAAACGATCCCTTGTGCCAGAGCGGTAAAAGTTTAATGCACCCGGCGTTGTACGCACTGGCATCATAAATCCATCATCAGGCACCATCAGTGGCGGGTCAATCTGCTTCTGCGCTGCCTTGATTGTTGTCTCAGACATCTTGTTTAGCATCTTAACGTCAGGCAAGGCAGTCATGGCAGGCGAACGCCCATAAGTGCTTACGCTATCCTTGACAAAACGCGGACACATGAACGGAAACTCATCAAAGCCGCCCTCTGACAGCAGCTCTCGCTTGTCAGCTAAATAATAAACAGACGCGACAGGCTTCTGCTTCGCCAGCTTGCCTTTCGCCTCTGCTCGGGGGAATACCGCATGAATGACCTCATGCTCTTTATAAGGGTCTTCCTCTAGGTCTTTTGCAACACTGCGCGGCAAGCTCGCCTTTGGGAACTGCATCGCAATCGCCCGCGCAGACAATTTAAACTTTCGATACACTGTATCGACACGACCATCAGGGTCTTCGCTAATGCAAATCTCTGCAACGTGACGGCACGCAAACCGCAGACCATCCTCTTCAGCAGAAACATAAAACGCACCAGTGCCAAACACCACTAAGTCATAATAAAGCTCGTGGATCTCTTGCTGGAAGTTAGACCGATTAAAATGCTGATACATCTGATCCATGCACAGCTCCAACCACTCATTGGCAGCATCATCACGCTGCAAGCCTGGGCTGCGATACCGCATTGAAAACCACGGCGTGCTTGGGGATGTCAGCATGCCATGCAGGCTAGATGCCAACAGCTCGACAGCGTGGATCGCCGTACCGTCAAAAATCAAGTCAGTCCGCTTGTCACCCTGCGTCCGCTTCTTGGTAATGTCAGCCTTGCGCGGCAGCATAAAGTCTGCCAGCTCCTGCCAGTGCTTTTCCCAGTTAGACCGCTGCGATTGCAACGTCTTATATCTTTTGTCCAAACGCGCAACGAGCGGATTAACCTGTACCATTAGCCTATCCCATAATTTGTCATTAACGTGCGCTTGGGGCGCACCTTCTTGTCTTGAACGCCAGCCAACGCGCCACCCTGCGTCCGTCCAGCCATTTTCTGCTGCGCACGCTCTAACGGATCAACTGTCGCCTGCCCCAGCATCGCGGCAGGCTGGGCAGCGTTGCCGCCCATAATACCAGCTATATTCGTCAATTTCTTTTTCTCAATCAGCATATCATCCACCAATCAATGAACGGCGGCGGCGGGTCTTGCCCTCTTGCTCGCCAGCGCCAAGAAGCCCGCTAGCCTTTGTTAGAATTGTTGCCCGGCGGCCCTTTTTCATCAACTCTAAAGCTTCGTCTTCTGCCTGACCAACAGATGTTTCCTTGGCTGCTTCATACTGCTCAACACCGCCAGCAGCCGTGCCGACAGACGCGCCAGCCGTCACATTGCCAGTAAAGTCAGCGCTGTCTGTAAATGTCTGCGTTGAGATGTCTTCGACAGTATCCAACGCCGCGTCTGTTGTTTGGTCTAAAACTGTGTCGGCGCCAGTTGTTGTAGTTGTGGTTTCTGTATCTGTGCTTGTGTCTGTGGTGGTGGCTCTTGACGAACCGCTGTCGTTGTCGCTGCTGCGCATGGCCTGCTGCATTGCGGCCTGACTTCTTGCCGAGCGATCGGCAAGGTCACGATAGTAAACATCGTTTTTAGGCTTCGCCCCAATGTCCATCAGGAAATCGTCTACAGCAGAATTTTTAGGCTTAGCCTTTGTCCCGCCGTCAGTCCTAAATACTGATTCAGAACCCCGACCGCCTGTCGGCTGGCTAACCCTAATTCTGTCGCCGCTGTTTGTTCGCGAACTTGTGCTGGGCCTGTCACTACCGCCACCGCCACCGCCGCCGCTATCCTTGGCTAAAGCAACAGCTTCCCAAAAGTTTAAATGCTTAAAAACGCCAAACATACTAGCTCTCCAAACGATAATTTGCACCCACCATACTATATTTGCGTTTCTTCATCAAACTATCAAATGCAGCAGGGTTTATATCAGTGCTATAGCCTATCCTAATTTCTGATGCGCCTCTTTCTTTTGACCAATGCTCAAAGCAATCTAAAAGACGCAAGCCAATTCGTGTCCCTCTTTTTTCACGAACAACAAACCACGCAATGTCATTCGCAACAAGTTCTTCACTAAAGTAATACTCAGAAATGTATCCAGCATACAATCCTAAAGGTTTATCCCCATCAACAGCAATAAACACAACTTTATTGTCATCATGCAAATACATACCAAATGTATCAAGCAGTTTGTCTTTGCTAAACTTTAATTTTGAATATGAGCTTTCTTGGTGCATCAATAAGCCAAGCTGATGCACCAAGCCAAAATCCTCTGAGCCAGCTTCCCAATACTCAACCATCTTTACGCCGCAAATGGATCATAATCCATCACCGCCTTTGCTTGAGGCGCAGCCATGCGTCCTCGATCTTCTCGAATACCAACTGCCAAATACCTGAAAGCATCCGCAGCATGCGACGACCAATCATGGACAGGCGATGCCCTAAAGCTCCTAGTGCGCTCGTTATACGCTCTGTGATACTGCCTAAGACATTCCAAGCCATGCTTGCACTTCTCTCTATCAAACCAAATACGCGGCAACAACATCTGTGCCGCATGTATTCCATCCTCAACTGGCAGCTTAGGGACAACGCGGAAATTCAACCCCAAATCCCAAGCAACCTCTCTCCTACTCTTCCCAGACCCAAGCTCCCGAACCTCAATATCGTGCGGGGCATTGTGATCCCCATACAGATACCCCTTGCTGTTCAAAATCTTGCAGTAGTGAGGCAACCCCTCACCTCGGGCTTCATAAAAGTCTATAACATGTATAGCACGCCCAACCGTTTGCGTAAACCATATCGCAGTGCTGTCGCCAACGCCCAGATCAAACCATGTATCAACACGAACACTCGGATCATACGGAACATTCGTAATCCGACCATCCATCTGAGCAGCTTCCATCTCCTTGCCATACACCGCACCCGGAACATTCGCATTCCATGAACACTCAAATTCCTGCGCATACTGATCGGCAGTCATCATAACCCGAGCAGCCTCAAGCTCCTCATTATCCAAAAT